GTACTAATCACGCTAATGTGGTTGCATTGCGCGAGTTTAAAAATATCGAACCTCCTCAGTCTAAGCCTGATTTTTTGAAGGCACGTAAGGAAATCGGGCGTCGAGTTGCTACTGAATTAGGAAATGATGCATCAATGGCATTAAGTTCTTACATTAACCCGACAGTATTTACGCCATGGGTAAAGGATGGGAGCTGGATTGAGTAATGACTGATATTTATGAAGCTCATACCTTTACTGCTGAAGAAGAAGCAGCATTACTAAAAGAATGGTTTGATACTGTTCGGTTTGATGTTGAAGATGAAGGAATTCCTGAATTAAGTCCTGAAATCGATGACGAGGAACCACAATCAAGATCAGCAGATCCATCTACTATGGATACTGAAACATTGTTAACTGAGCTTAGAAAGCGTGAACCTGATAACCCTTTCTAGAATGGCACTCTTTGCAGGCCATTGTGGAGAGTGCCCCTAAGAAAAAGAGAGGCAACCCTTATCGGGACGCTAATGGTCGAATGACTTCTAAAGATAAAGCTGTTTATGATATTCGCGCTAATCCCTATCACGATAAGGCTGGGAAGTTTGCAAAGCATTCTTCTTCAGGTGCTCCTACTGAGAAAGTAGGAAAAGATGACCCTGACATGATGATTATGAATCAGAATGACGTTTATCCTTTTGGCGCACCCTGGCAGAGTTCTAGTAATATGGAAAAGCGTGCTGGTGGATTATGGTCTGAATCATATGCTGGACATAAACAAGTTACAAAAGCAGTTGCTAATAATAAAACAGGAAAGCCTACTCTCGAAGATGTTCCATTAGGTGGACATCAATATACTTTATTACAAGCGGGAGCTAAAGACTTACCGGATGGAACCAGACAACCTGGACCGTATAAGGAAAAGAATTTAAAAGCAGATATCCGAAATGCTGCTGCTGTTCTTCAACATCGAATGGATGCTGCATCAACTCATAGAAGTCCATTATATCGTGGGATTCTTTTGAATCGTAAAGATTTACCAAAACCAGGGGATACTTTCGAGACGCCTATTTCTAGTTGGGCAAAGAAACGAGAAACTGCTGAAGTCTATGCCTATGCTCGGCCAAACGAATCATTAGGAATTGTCGGAGATCATGCTGTAGTTTTGCGAATGGTTGGTTCAAAGAAATCAGCAGATATTAGCGATATTGTCGGTTCTGGGATTATGGATGACGAGCACTTATTCCAAGGCAAAGTCAGAGTAAGAAGAGTCACAAGAAAAGGTAAATCTGTTAATATTGAAGTGGAGCAAGCTAATGACTAATTTATTAGATGAGCCACAGGGCCTTTTTGATAATTCCGGTAAGACTCTTCTGAAGGAAGAAGTTGAGGCACAAATTAAATTACTTCCTTCTAAAATTGCTGCTGTGGAAAATGATTCAGAATCCCGAGCGTCTCGTACGTCTAAAGTAGAACGACGAATTATCAAAAAACTTAAGATCTGTGAACGATGCCGATTGAATGAAGATCCTAATAATGTTCCTGTTCATCCGCATTGTGATTGCGATGTGGTGAGTGATTCTGTTGAATCTGGGGTAGGAGATCCTGAGAGCCGATTCTTTAAGCAATTACATTTAGGTGATATTGCAATGGAAGTGATCGGAGACACTGAAGGACTTGAAATTAATCTTAGTAGTGGTATCCAATTAAATCCAGAAACTGCTGCAATTCTGGAAGGTGAAAATGTAAGATTCGCTGATTTGGCGAGATGGCTGGAACAAATGCAGCCATACCTAGACCAGGGTGCACAATTCGTGTCCATTGTGGTCGATGACGATACCGAAGAGGCTGTGCAACAATCAGCGGAGACTTTGCAAAGTGTTGCTGAAGGATCGGTAGAGATTTCCGAAGCAATTCGAAGTCGCAAACTGTGGTTTGCATTAGCTAAGGCGGTAGCATTCTAATGAGTAAGGTTTATTTGCTTCCTGTCAATCGATTGAATCTTGACGATTTACGGAAAGCCTTTAAGGAAGCCAAGGCAGATGCCCGTAATACTAAAGCGGTGTCTACTTCGGAGGGAGGAAAGCAGGATGACTCAAAGACTGCTTGAGCGCCGCATGACTACGGGTGAAGTCGAAGTTAGAGCAAAAGGATCGAGCATTTATGCCGAAGGATATGCTTCTGTATTCGAAAAGCGTAGCGGTAATCTTGGTGGCTTTGTTGAAAAAGTTAAGCCGACTGCTTTTAATAAAACAATTCGCGAGGCTGATGTTCGTGCACTATGGAATCATGATCCTCAATATGTTATCGGTCGAACAGGTGCCGGTACTTTAGAACTGTCCATTGATAACAGTGGATTATATTATCGATCTTTACTCCCGAATACCAGTTATGCTAAGGATTTAGCTGAGCTTTTGGAACGTAGAGATGTTCGTGAATCTTCATTCACATTTTTTAAGGTGCAAGACGATTGGGATTTAACAGAAGAAGGCTATCCACAAAGAAGTCTAATTGAAGTTGGTCTAATTGACGTAGCACCAGTAACATTTCCTGCTTACCCCGATGCCACTTCTGGGGTAGCGCGTCGTAATGCTCTTACGAGTTTAGCGAAGCGATGTGGCATTAATGGTTGTGACATCGACTCTACATTAGATACTGATGAAGCAATCAAGCAAGCTATTGCACGACTACTTGAGCCGGGCGAGTCCACTGAGGATAGAGCTAATTCTCAGCCGGAATCAGATAATACCACTCAGCAGAATAGCAAGCTAAATAAGAAAGAAGTTTACCAAGAAATGATTAAGGATCTCGAAAGAGAACTTGCTGAATTCAGTAAATTTACTTTCTAACGGCCGGATTAAAGCCACCGTTATTTTTCTTTAATCGCTTTAAAAGAAAGGAAGAATACCTCATGGCAAATGAGAATCTTCCAGCGGAAACTCCGCTGCTAAAGCGCCTTAATGAACAGCGTATTGCTGCTGCTCACGCTCGCAAGGAATATCTTGAGCGTGCTGCTGATGGTGAGGAATTGTCTGCTGAAGACAATCAGGCATTCGAAAAGGCGTCTCGATCAATTGACCACTATGGTAAATTGATTAAGGATGAAATCGATCGTATTCAGAATGACAGCGATCTTGCTGCTGCTTACGAGTCAGGTGTGCAAAAGGTAAATGAAGCTCGTCAGCGTGGGGACCGTAAAGGTGAAGAACAGCGCGGCGGACTGGCACAGAAAATGCGTGAAGATCTAGCGGCATCGCGTCGTGGAGAAACTCGTAATGGTGGGGCTTATCAGGAATTGCCAGAACATCGTGATTTGGTTGTAGGAACTGCAAACGTAGGTGGGGCAACCGTTCCAACTACTTTGGTAGAAACCCTATACCAGAAGCTATTTGATGATTCTGCTGTTCTACAGGCTGGACCTACTGTTTTGCGTACCAATTCAGGTGAAACTATGAAGCTACCTCGATTGACTTCATTAGTTCTTACTCCTGGTGGTTCCGCATTCACTCAGGCCAATGCAAAGGTCGCAGAAGCCGGACCTATTCTTGAAGGTGAACCTCGTTTTGATCAGGTTCAGTTGGACGCTTATAAGTATGCACAATACACGCAGGTTTCTCGTGAATTGGTCGAGGATGGTGTTCTCGATATCGAAGCGCTATTGGGACAAGTTCTTGGACGTAACCTTTCTAACTTCATTGGTTATGACTTAACTCTTGGAACTGGAACCGGTGAACCTCGTGGTGTACGTACTGTTGTTCAGTCTGGAAACAAGGTGTCTACTGCCGCAGGTGGTTTGTGGGATACTACTGATTTCGATAAGTTCTTCGATGTAATCGGAAAGGTAAAGCCTGGATACCGTCGTAATGGTAAGTGGCTTGTAAACGATTCTTCTTCATTCTCACTACGTAAGTTGAAGATGGGTTCTGTTTACGCTTGGGAACCGAATCTACAGACTGCTGGTGCTCCTGATACCTTCTTGGGTTATCCGCTATTGACTGATCCGAATATTCCAGTTGCTGCGTCCAATGCTGGTGTTACTGCGCTATTTGGTGACTTCTCAGCGTACTACGTGCGCATGGTGAAGGATGTTCGTATCGAATGGTCGATGGAATTTGCATGGGTTAATGACCTATTGTCTGTAAAGGCTGTGATGCGTGCCGATGGTGACGCAATCGATGACGATGCGTTCTCTGCTCTAAACTCTATTACATAATTCTCTGTCCTATATGGACAACTTATAATTACATATAGAAAGGGACTGTGCCTCGAATCTCACGACGGGGCACAGTCCACTTTAGATAGGGGAGAGCATTGATGCCAGACAGACTTGTTTTAATGCCCGAACTTGAAGGCACAGAACATAAACTTTGGAGACGAGTATTCTACTCTATCGTTTTAACTTCGGTTGAGTTCTTTCTAGCAATTGTTGCAGTTTTAACTGGTATTCCAGTCATTATTGATCCTGTTGGATTATCATTAGCTTCTGGAAGTTTAGTTAAATTACTTCCCTTCTGGTTGGTTGATTTATGGGCTGGGCAATTTTTGCTAGGTGGAGGAATCACTATTTGGGGTATTGTTGGTAGTGATTTTAGAATGGAACAAATTGGAGTATTATTACTCCTCTCTGGTGCATTTGTTTATGCCTTAGCACTTACTACACTTCTTCCCGGATCTTGGATTGCCTTTGTTACTTACATGTTATTTGTACTGGCGATGGCTGCGCGCTATTGGGTATTAGGTAGATTAATTAAGCTGTCAGGTAGACTTAGATGGCATTTTCTACGGGCTAAAGAAGACAAGGAGTAGCGCCGGTGTTCGGATTAGAAGCAGGGACTATTATTGCTCTTTTGGCAATGTTGATTTCCTTATTCGGTGCCGGAATCAAGTTTATTGATCGAAGAAGACAACTTAACAAAGAGCAAAAAGAATTAAATAAGAAACAAGCAATTTCCGACGTTGAACGCGATTCTATTGTTATTCGCGGAGCCGAAGGTGCCCTTCTACTGATGGAGAGAACATTGAAGACCTCGAATGAAGAATGTGAAAAACGAATCAATGAACTAGAAGAGGAAATTACTGAACTTAAATGTGAAAATAGTACATTGCGGCAAGAGCTTAAAGAAGTATCTGCCCAATTACATGATGTAAATACAAGATTGCGGAGGATTGAGTAATGGCTGATAACCTTACTGACGCTGCTGAGAATCTTGCGCTGAATTTCTTATTCAATAACCAGACAGCGACTCGCCCGACTCTGCCATTAAAGTTAAAGTTGATGACAGCAAATGGAAGCGATTCATCAGCGGGAACAGAATTGGGAACTAGTGGTGGATACACTGCTGGCGGATCGACTGTTGTTTTTGCTGCCGCAGCTTCTGGTGCCGTTGCTACTAATGCCGATGTTAGTTGGACTAACATGCCTGCTGCAACAATTGTTGGTGTTGAAATTTGGGATACTGCTGGTTCTCCGGTTCGACTTGCTTATGGTGCTTTATCAGCAAGCAAGACAACAAACTCGGGTGATACGTTTACGATTACATCCGGACAATTGACCATGACGCTTGCCTAATTAGGAGTGTGAGTACATGGCACGTATTTATGAAGCTGCGACTACAAAAACAACTGGTGCAGCAGCCGGACAAATTCTTAGTATCACTACTGGTACTAGACGTGCATCAATTTTAGAAATTGGTGTATTTGCAACAACTGCTGTTGCTGGTGAATTTGGATTAGGCAGAGCGACAGGAACAGGTGCAACTCCTACTAGCGTATTGGTACAGGCAATGGATACCGCAGATGAAGCGGGAACTTCTAACCTTACTTCTTATGCTTCTGGTGTTACTGCTCCGTCAGTGTTTATGCGAAGAATTCAATTACCAGCAGTAATCGGAGCTGGTGTGATTTGGACATGGGCACCTGGCGAATTCACTGTTCCAGCATCTATTACTACAACAACAGCTCCTGTTATTTGGCAGATTTCTTCTTCCGCTGTCACTTATGATGTTTATGTAAAGGTATTGGAGTAAGCCTATGCCCGGCCCAATTTATACGGCGGGCCGGACCCCGCTCACCAGTGACATTGTAACGGCAGGCGGATTATTAGTTGGTCCGTCACCGTCCGCATATCCAAAAGCCTTAAAGCAACAATTACTAGCTAGTCTTTCTTCTGGTCCAGATGCGATGTCTTATATTAGAGAGATTCTTTCTAATGAGGGATCAGGAGTTGATATTTCGGTAAATACCGGTTCAGGAACTGTGGCCGGTGACTTAATTTTAGTATTCCATTCTAATGACTATAATGATTTAGTAAATCTTACTCCTCCTACTACTGGATCATGGACACTTCAAGCAAGTGGGGATAATGGAACATTATCATCTCACGTAAGAGTATGGAGTGGCTCAGCAACTGGTGGCACACAAACGATTACTGTGCAACCTACTGTTAGTGGTGAAGAGCATGCACTTTTTGTTGTGGTATTTAATAGTGGATCATACACTGTGGATGGTGCGGCCGGAAACAATGGGCCTGCATCGGCATCCCAAGTTTGTCCGACAGTAACCACGAGTGGCACAACTGATATTCTTTTAACAATGCCAACTACACTTGGTGCTGTTGGTGGTACATATACTCCACCTGCTGGTACTACTAAAAGAGCTACAACTAATGATCCATCATTCGCATTCACAACTTCATTAGGAACAGAAGTATTAACTTCAGCTGGTGCTACGGGAACACGAACATGGACATTTAGTTCTTCAATTGGTGCATGGGCAAGTGTATCTATTGCGGTGAATGTGGGTGGCGGCGGGACTCCGGTTGTTAATGGTGATGCTGCATTAAGTCAAGATTCAACATTAGCAGCTAGTGCTTTAGTAACTGAGTTACCGAGCGCTGGATTAAGCGCAATGTCTGCTATGGTAACTCCTGCATTAAACACAGTATTGGCTTCTGCCAGCCTGAGTCAGAATTCAACAATGGTTGCAATTCCGACTGTCAAAGGAGATGCAAGTTTAAGTCAGAATGCGACATTAGTTGCTAGTGCTTTAATCACTGAATTACCCTCTGCCGCTCTTACAGGACAAGCAATTCTGACGGTTGCAGCTTTGAACGCTGTTCTAGCGTCGGCCGCTTTTACTATTCAAGCCAATCAGAATACGTCAGCACTAGTTACTGTGCTAGGAGCTAGCGCCGAAACCGCACAGACGAATCTAGCAATTGGTAATTTAATAACTGTATTCGGTACCAGTTCTCAAAGTGCTATTGCCACATTATCAGCAACAGGAACCGTTATTACTTCGGGTCCTAGTGCTGCTTTAAGTGGACAGTCTACAATGACTGTTGCCGCATTGGTTACAGAGCTTCCTTCTGTGACACTAAGTCAAAATGCAACAATGACAGTAAGTGGCGTAATCACTAGACTAGGAACAGCAAGCCTGAGTCAGAATATGACATTGGTAGCAAATTCATTAGTTTCAACAACTGGTGTTTCTGCACTATCAGCAATTCTTACTTTGACAGCTTCGGGAACTGTTGGTGCATTACCGATTACTGCATTCCTTTCTGCGGATAGTGCATTATCTGTAACAGCGGTTATTGCAAGAATTGGGACAGCTAACCTTAGTGCTGATCTTTCGTTGGCAGCTAACGGAAAAGCAAGTACATTTGCCGCTAGTGGTCTAAGCACGACAACCACTTTGGCAGTAACTGGAGTTATTACAAAACTTGGATCGTCTGTATTAAGTGCACAGTCCACATTGTTTGCTACCGGATTTATTCCTGTTGTCTATAATGGAGTAGCTAATCTTTCTTCAATTCTGACACTTTTGGCAGTAGGACAAGCTAACCCTCCATGGGTATTTACTCTTATCGAATTTGGAGCAGTTACCTCTAATGGAATGGAAGCAGATAGTGCATCGTCTAATAATTATGAAGGATCGACTTCGTCTACAATTACCATTGAAGGAGGTTAAGTGGAACGTGTCTTGCGGAATACTGCTGCCACAGTCAGCGTAACCTTCTACAATGGAACAACCGCAGTAGAAGCTGATGGCGCAGTTACAGTAGTAGCTAAAAAAGCTGAGACCGTACTTAAGCTTAGTAAGGGTTTTAAGAAAAGATAGCTTCTATACTACTTCAACCTTCTCTTCT